AGTCGTCAGCGGATGTATCCCAAAGCATATATGCGCTTGCGGTATCGCCAAAAAACTTAACGTCATACCCAGTATCGTCTTCACCTACCGTAACTGTAGCATCAATCTGAACGGCTCCATCAATATCAACCGCATCTAAATTCGTAGTTCCATCAATGTCAGCATTACCGCTAATATCCAGTGTAGCTGCATCTAACTCTCCTGATATAGTAATATTAGTACCACCAGTTATTGCACCATCCATTACAACAGCACCATTAATATCTATTGTAGTTGCAGTTAATTCTATTTCAGTATCACTTACAAGGTCTAATACGCCGTCTGCACTTTGATAAATATAAGTACCGCTATCACCAAACTGTAGTTGGTCGGTACTAGAAAGAAGTATTCCTGTGTCTGCAACGTGCGTTATGGTGACATCTTGGTCATCACCAAAATTTATAACTGCTCCATCGGCTAAGAATAAATCTGAGAACTCTAATGCGCTTGTTCCGAGTGCAGCGCCATCAGATGCGTCAGGTACAAAAGCGGTTGTCGCGGTTATTGTAGTACCTTGAATAGTGCTGGAACCTGTTAAAGCTCCTGTAACTCCTAATGTACCAGCAACTGTAGCATTGACATCGACATCTAAAGTATCAATATGCGCTGTACCGTCTATAAATAAATCTTTAAACTCTAACGAAGATGTTCCTAAATCTACATCGTTATCTGTAACTGGTGAAATAACACCATCAGATATTCTAATTTGTTCTACAGCACTTGAAGAAACCTCTACAAAAACACCCCAACGATTATTTGTGCTATCTGCTACGATCTTATTTAGAAAATCTTGATCACCTATTGAATGAACATTACCACCTTCACCAGCAGTTCCATCATGTTGGTGTCCCGTAGTTCCAGATGCAGCATAGGATAAAGAAGTTAAAAGCTGATTATATTCGTCATTAAATAATGCCGCTGTAATAGTATCGCCATCTGAAAATGAACTTTGTCTTGTGTATGCCGTTCCCATTCACTATCTCCTATTTGCTGGTGTGTAGTCTACATAAAGGCCATTTATGGCGTAAGGGGGATTAGAATCGTCTGTTCGTATTCTAAAATTAGAAGTAAACCCAGCGCCCTGTACTGCCTGCCTAACCATTGGATCATTAGTTCCTCCAAAAGTTGAAGTAGCAAAAGTACCTTCTCCAAAAAGAGATGGTAAAGGTATCGCAGAAAGAGTATAGTCTGAAGGCTGAGGTCTATTCGTATCCTCGTAATCATATCTAACTCTTAGTATAGGCTCTGCCGTACCTTCAGGACTTACAGAAATTTTTACATAGTTTATACTTTTCCTAGTTCCAAAATCTCCAAAATCATAATTGGGCGTTTCATAAGTTGCTCTTATATCAGCAGTCGTCCCCGAATGATAAAAAGAATTTCCTGAGTCGTGAAGATACACGTATCCATCATTATCTCCATGATATGTTTTTTCAATACCAGCATAATTAAATCCTGATGTAACTGCTCTACATTGTATTCCTTTAGTTTCTGACCATTCAAACCCGTTGCTTGTTAGCGATCCAATAAGTCCTTTTGCACCGGAAGCGCTTGTTACAGAAGTTCCTGTATAAAAAAGTCTGTATTGAGATTTTTGTCTTAGAACTACACTATCCATTACATAAGTATCAATTTTTTTTGCTATATCATTTATAATAGATTGAATTTGACGGCTTACTGAACTAAGTTCTACGTCACCAATTCTTGCTGTCCCTGCAATCGTTCTTACACCATCTGGACTTAAAAATACTAAGTCGCCTCCAATTTCCTGTATGCTATGATTATCTAAACAACCTACATTTTTAGTTACCGGAGTAACAGCTATTGTTGCACTATTGTTAATATTTTGAAGTTTATAAATACTGTTTTTACAAAAAATTACTAGGTTTTCTCGAAAAGATCTAATTCCAACTACTTTATCATCGAGTTTAATTGAGCCTGAACCTGAACTTGTAAAATCATCTATATCATTTGTACCACTATAATAAATTGTATTTGGATTATTACTATCGCCTGCTACAACTAAATGTGTATCATGTATTATACATGTCGTAGGATAAACCGTACCAGATACTGTTATTTCTTTAGCAAAATAAGTGCGGTTACTTAGTCCTCCCGTACCCGTCATTTTAAAATAAAAAGGTTTAGTGGCCGAAGATTCATCGGTGATTACTAATTCACCATAAATTGAATCGCCTTCGTAAACTGTAAAATTACATTGGCTTTGACTAGTTCTAGCCGCCACAGACCTCCCTGTAAAAGTTGAATAATTATCTCCACCCCCAGCTACTGAAGCCCTGTTGATTTGTAACCAAGTTTCACCGTCTAGCGTGAAATAAACATTTGTTCCAGAGCAAGCAATTAAGCCATCTGCATAAACAAAAAGACCTAGAATAGCATTAGAACTATTAGGTCTTGCAGCACTATCACCTCCGAAAGCTGAGAAACCATTGATACGTCTATAACCTCCGTCAGAGTCTACTTCAAAGTTTTCTAGAATTGTGGCAACTCCGGGCTGTGCAAGCATTTCAAACTGATTTAAATTAGTATTTAAACCTCCCTTACACGAAACGCCATAAGGCATTGATTGCGCCATTATATAACCCTTATACGGTCATCTTTAAAATAATTTGGAGTCGGGTCCATTAAATGTAGTTTCATTGTCTTTAATCCACGCTTATAATCCTCCATTGCAAAAGCAGAATTTTGTGCATTATCTTTAAACTGATGTACATAATATCTTGCTCTATTTATAAGAACAGGTACATATAAGTCTGGAAAAACTATTTCGTCACCATGTGCAGATAACTCTGTTGGTAAATTATAAGCATAAAACCAAATACGATATACTTGGTCTGGTATAGGAGATAACCCAAACTTTCTATTATCGGGGCTTTTAATTACTCTACTTGGTGTTCCTCCCGTAGCTTGGTCGGCATCATCTTTATTCTGTCCGACACGAAAATAATCTTTCCACTCTTCGGTACTCGTATATCTTAAATTACGAACAGTATAGGGCGCACTTTCTCCACTAACGCCCACAGTTGAAAGTAGGAAATTATCCCAATCTACAGATCCATAATCATCTTTAATACTACTAGCGGCTGTTTTTAGCTCATACCAGCGAGTTCCTGCTACAGTTTCTATATATGTATTACCGTACATGGGATCAGTCGCGCCTGATTCTGCAACAGCTAAGAAGGGCCACTGAGGTTCTTCATTAACCATATCAAGATACGCACGGTTAACAAGATCTTTAACGTGTGTTTGAATACCTTTAGAGTCACTAAAATTAGCAACTGTTAATTCTACTTCATTAAGCTCTCTTAAAAGCTCATTAGATAGTTGAAGATACGTCGTCGCCATTTATTAATATCCTAAAGTTCTCATCCGTTGTTCAGAGTTGTATTTCATTCCTTGTTTGTGACCAGAATTATCAAACTTATCTTCTAGTTCAAAAATATTTTGATGGTTTTGTTTACCATCAGGAACTTTTTCCATATCAGGCTCTTCACCCAACACACCAAAATTGAATAGCATTGGTATCATTTTATCTTCTCCTTTTCTTTAGTCTCTTTCTTAAAGATCCGATCATAGTTTTCATCGTATTTCTTTTTATCAAAACCTTTACGAAAACGACTTTCTTTACTCACAACTGTTCCTGTGTGCATTACAAAAGGTTTTTGTTCACTTCCTAGTTGTGGCATTTTAAATTCCTAAAAAAAGGCTTGGGGGCCTCGAAAGACCCCCGTACCTAGTTGAAGTTAGTCGATTCCGTAGAACGCTGATACTAAAGCGCCGTCCCGTAGAACTTTAGTACCATATACGTGTAGACCACGCACAATGTCACCAAAGCTATCAGGGTCACGAATGACTTCTGTACTGGTTATCGTCTGAGCAGTTGCAGTAGACGAAATATGTCCAGCAATACATTTACCAGCAGCGTTGCTTGTAGATGCTATATTGTTGGTTTTATACATATTAAATCCACGTAACTTACCAGAGCTAACTAGACCATTACGAATCGAACCTTGACCAGCATTATAATCTACTGACAAGAGTTTCGAGGAGCTTTGAACAAGCACTTCGTAAAACTCTGGGTTCGCTAGAAACCAGCGGCCCTCTTCCGGCACATTCTGCTCGTCAAGAAGACGGGCCATGTGTGAAAGAACATCAATAGGATCATGCTCAGAAGCACCGAAACCGATGTCCAAGTTACCAGTACCGTCAAAAGTACCAGCAGCAAGGTCAGTTGCGTTATCTGAACCTAATATGTGGTTAGGACTCGAAGCAGCTACGCCACTAAACATAGTAGCAATTACGCCTTCATCGAAAGCATCACGCAAAGCGTAAGCTGCCGCAGACGTCGCTGTATCACGCCAGTTAACATGCGACATATTGACTTCAATATCATCAACGATGAATTTGAAAGCATTTGCCGTGTCAACGATCAGAGTGATTTCCGCGTCGGTTAGTTTCGTTTGAGTTACATCTGCTCCACGTTCATACGTGTAAACAGTGATTGAGGGTTCTTTGATAATTCGTACACTATCACCAAAAGCTGTAATTTCACCCGCATAGTCCGTATTCGTAATCGCTTCCGCTACAGAAGATTTACGAAAAAAGTTTAAGACCTGCTTAGAATAAACTTTAGGTAGAAAGAAAGAATTATTCTGATTAGATACAGAGTTACCAAAGTTTCCATCGGTATCCGTACTCTGTTCAAAGAACTGATCAGAAGCATTATAAGCCATATTATTGACCTCCTATTTGAGTATTAATCTTTTACTACTCTGCCCTCAGTGATCGCTTGTTGTATTTCATCTTCATACTTATCAAACTGATCTAAGGACATCGCAGCTATTTCCCGTTCAGTCCAAATTTTAGGTTGTTTAGTATCTATAGTTGTCGTTTTAGTCGAAACTATATCCGCCGCCGAACCTTGTTCTTTGGGTTGTGATTTAATTTGAGCTTGCAACCCATGCTCCATTTTAAAAAGATCAATAGCTTTAGAAGCTAATTCAACATTACTGGAATTATTATAAATCCACTCCTGTATTGCCTCTGGT